ACACCGATGGCGACCAGGGCCTGCTGAGTCATGACGAGTGCCTTGGCCCGACTAGTCTTTGGAACGATATCACCGTATCCCACACTGCTCATGGTCGTGAAGGAAAAATAAAAGGGGTCGATGCGCTCTGTGAATCCAAACTCTTCTGGACGCAACATGGAATACAGTATTCCGTACACTATGGCGATTAGTATAGGAGCCCAGATCATTTTATTATACGTGTAACTATTATTTTGTTTACAGGAATGATCATCAGTCTCATGAAAATAAAACCCAAGTCGACTTCGAAAATTCTAAATCCTAATGTTTCGACACGAAAAAGCAGTCGTTCCGTGCGACGCTGAAACCTTCGAGGAATTGTGGGGTTTGTGGGAAACTGTACCATGGACCCCCAATCCATTGAATAAAAAATATAACATAAGAAGAAAACAGGGAACATTCGGAAATACATACAATTTCGCTGGTCAGACGTCCCACCAGTTACCCATCGACGAAAATGAATGGCCAGTTTTGGTCAAGCGGGTGTTGGCGTACACGCGGTATGTTACGGATTCAGATGTGTATAATGTTATTCATGTGAATTGGTATCCTGATGGAAGTGCGGGGCTCGAACCCCACTCCGATGATTTGAGAAAGAATATTCTCGGGGCATCCATATATAGTTTTACATTTCTATCGGAACCTGGTAACCCTAGGGGTTTTCAGATTTATGATAAAAATACGGGTGAACAAGTCACGGAATTTATGTTGGATCACGGTGACTTGGTGGTTATGAGTACTGAGATGCAGTCACACTTTAAACATGGGGTAAAGAAATCGACCGCGAAAAAATATAAAAATCTAAGAAGAATAAATTTGACAGTCAGAGCGTGGAAAGCTTCCACATGAGATGATTTTTAAACCTAAGTAGGAAACAAAATAAAATAAATGTAAAGAAAATGGAGTGTATCATCTGTTGTGACAGAATCCATGGGACCAATCCTGTGGTTTCATGTGGATTTTGTGACTTTGAGTCGTGTAACAGATGTACAGAGAGATACCTACTCGAATCCAACGATGATGCACACTGTATGAATTGTAAAAAAGGATGGACCAGTGATATCCTCCATAAAAAAATGACCAAAACTTTTGTGACTAAAAAATATAAAAAACACCGTGAAGATGTCCTGTTTGATCGTGAAAAATCCCTTCTACCTCAGACGCAACCCGATGTTGATGCAGAACTTAGAAGGCGTGAAAGACAAAAGGTTTTACAGCAGCTCAAGAATGAAGAGTTGGTATTAAAACGCAAATTGAGAGAAATACAAGAGAATATGGATGAAGTGTATCACGCTGGTGAAATCGTAGCTGACACATCGAAGCGTTTCCACTACACCCGTAAATGCCCCGTGGAAACTTGTAAAGGTTTCTTGGATTGTAATTGGATCTGTGGTATTTGTGAGGTACACATTTGCAGAAAGTGTAATGAGCCAACGGCTGATGATCATGAGTGTGACCCCAATAATGTCGAGACGATGAAGCTTCTGAAGCGTGACTCGAAGCCATGTCCTTCGTGTGGTATGATCATCACTAAAATTGATGGTTGTGATCAAATGTGGTGCACCGCTGAAAATTGTCACACGGCTTTCAGTTGGAGAACTGGACAGAAGGTGTATGGTAATATTCACAATCCACACTATATACAATTTACACTCGAACGTGGACAGCTCGAGCGAGAGGCTGTGGATGTACCCTGTGGTGGTATACCTGAACAATTTCCAATGATTAATGCGTTCGATCGTGCATATGGGTACAATCGCCCTAGAGATGTGACGGACATTCGTCAGGAATTGGTATGGTTCAGGAGGATGCTCGTACATATACAGTCAGTCGAGTTTATCCGTTATAATCCAGGAAACCAAATGAGACAAATCAACACAGACCTGAGGGTGAAATTCATGCTCAGTGAAATACCTGAAGATGAGTTTAAAATTAAATTGCAACAGCGTGAGAAGAAATATAAAAAACAAAAGGAATTTATGGATGTTTTAACCATGTTTGTACATACGGGTTCTGATATTTTGAGACATGTGATGACTTTGATTCCAAGGAGGGATATAGTGGGTATGAAGGAGCAATTGGATATCTGTAACAAGTTAAGAATATATGCCAACACACAATTTGATAGGATCGGTAAAACCTATAATTGCGTTCCACTGCATATAACAGAGGGTTATGACAAAATTGAGCGACGCAAGGCTCGCTAATAATTTCTGACTTTGTAATAAGGTATGATTCTCTTTTTATTATTTGCATGTATGATCATCCTGTTAATACATTTTACAAATAGACGCTATTCATATGAATGTTTTCTTTTGACACTCGAGAATGAGACTGAGAGGCGTAAAAGGTTTCTCACTAGTCACAAAAAAGATGTACCCATAGATATTATATACGGAATCGATACGAGAATAGTCAACAACGCTCGAAAATTCGAAGATCGGGTGGACCCAGAATATTTTGAAAAGGCTGTTGAGATGCACTATGACCCCAAAGTTAAGAGACCTGACATCACCTATTTTAACATTGGGGCTATAGGATGTTTTATGGGACATATGGAGTTTTACAAGAGGTGTTTTAGAAAGGGTATCAAATATGCCGTCATTTTTGAAGATAATGTGGTGGTCAAGTCTGATATTTTGTACGATAAGATTCAGGAATTCATAGATGAAAAGGGAGATAATTTTGAGATGTGTTTTTTCCATAGCCTCTCTCGGCTTCCCAATCAGGAAGATGAGGAAAGGGTGGATTGGATATCGAGTACGAAGTGTTATCTCGTGCATGTGAATAATATGCGAAAATACATAAAATACTTTTATCCCATGGACAACCATATAGATATGAAGCATGAGGATATCATATCCAGGGGTGCTAGAGTATATTACAGAGACATGAGATACTACATGTACATCGATAGGTCCCATAAAAGTATCATAGGACACGTGGAACACGGACGCCCATCTTTTTTTTCGAGACAACATCGATTAGCTACGACAGACGATTTAATAATAGGCTACTAATATATGATGATGATAGTACTCGTTTACATGTTACTCTTTATCGCCAACATGACTACTTTCGAGCGCAGCGTATTCTTAGACTTTTTCACAGAGGGGGGATTCAAGAATGTCCTCAGTGTATCAGGGTACCAAAACGGAATGGTGGGACAATGTATGTTTCGAATGCTCGTGGCACCGTTTCGTTTTGATAGACACAAATATGCCAAAATTTCAGAAGGGTTATTATTCAATATGTACGCCTTTCATGACACACATTTCGAGCGTCAGAGGCTCATGAGTAGTAAACTTTTTTGGCATGAATATTTCACTACCCACAGAATAAAGACACCCACACTTTATGCCGTGACAAAACCATTCAAAATATTGAAAAAGCCATACCCCAATAGGGAGTATATTACAAAACCTATACATGGATTACAGGGTTCGGGTATACACACCATTATGGGTACTGACGTGGGTCCCACAGATGAACCCCGTTTAATCCAGGAAAAAATTGGGGCGTGTGGATACAATGGTGCGCAATCGTTTAGAGTGTTGACTACATATGATGGTGATGTGTTGGCAGTGAAGGAATTCAGTAACGATAATAAAACCATATCCAATATAGCCGCCGGGGGTAAACAAGTGATCTGTGGTGCCGATATGTGTGGTAAATTTACACAATTAAAGGGTATCATTGAAGAGCTGAATGCTGCACATACGAGGGATTTTAGCTTTTGCTTTTGTATAGGTTGGGATATACTCATCGATTGCGAACATGCTTACGCTATAGAGGGTAACTGGCCTCCTGGTCTCTTCGATGACTCGGATATCGAAGCTGATATGTATTACGATATATTACTTGAAAAATATAAAAAGATGGTTATACGCTAGATACATTTTCACCTTCTTTTAATTTACCGAGACCGGACATCCACCTGACGATACTAGAATTCGTGGTAGATTTATCATCATTCGAAATGATACTGAGTCCGTTACACACATCGGGTTTATTCTCTTTATCTGGAAATTCATCATTAAACGCGTGGATTGAAATGGCAGGTATATCCGGGGCATCGTCGAGTAATCGATCATAATCTTCTCTCGCTTTTTTTACAAAGTCTATAACATCGGCTCTATGTTGAACATCGAGAGACAATTCCATGTCTATATTTCTATAAAATTTCGAATATTGCACACACATGGAAGAGTGTGCCTCGGCTAAATTTGCACTCTGGCTAAATTTACCTATAGATGTAAGTATACCACCAATGACATTTAAAAATGCAAAAATATATTGGATGGCTAAAATTTTATTTTTTGTATCCATGGAAACATTTTCCGAACCACTGGGATTTAAGACGGCAAAACCACCTACACCAGTTATACTCGCTATAATGATACTGGGATACGAGAGATAATCATGTTGTTTTTTATAATGCAATCGAGCGTGATTATGTAACCATCGGTAGCCAGCGGCCTTCTCTGCCCATCTAATGAGTAATTTTTCTTGTTTTTCACACCAGAAATGCTCATGGGGTACATCTCCTTCACCCATTATAATTAGTAAATAAATTTATAGTTAGGGACTCTTCAGCTTCTTTTCTAGTTTTAAAAGATTTGAACACCGCACCAGGATATCCATCCACCTGTGTCTTAGCTTCATCCCAAGTGGTGTAAATACCTGGTGTGTACCCTTTAACAACAGCGTAAAATTTTTGTTTCTTCGCTCCACCTCCTGCAGCTTCGTAAGCTAATGTATCAACTTCTTCATTTTTAGGGTCNCCGTTATGAGCCTTGACCCAATTCCATTTGACATGTTCCATGCGTCCCCTGAGTGTATCGATTTGGATCCAAAGTTCTTTATTCTTTACTGGATCACCTGTAGATGTTTTCCATCCGTTTCTTTTCCAGTTGTGTATCCATTTGGTGATACCCTGCTTCACATAGTTACTATCTGTGTACAGGGAAACGTTCGTGTGTCCCCGAGTGAGACACACCTCCAGTGCCTTGATGATTGCTGTCATCTCCATGACGTTATTCGTCGTGTTTTTGAGATTACCACATAGTTTAAGATCGTCATCATCAATCACCGCCCAACCACCATTCCCTGGGTTTCCCAAACAACTTCCATCGGTCCAGACTTTGTACATATATATATATATGTGTCGATACCCTTTTAAATGAATTCCGCCATGAGTGCATCGAGTTCCATTCTCGTGTATACCGCTTTAAGTCTCAAAAATCTCTTCATTGCGTTTTGAATTTTACGAGCCGCCTCTTGTTGTCTAATTGTCGGTACACCTAGTGTACCAGTTCGTACTTGCATGAGACGCAGATGTTCGTAATCGAGGGCGGATCGCCCGGCGACGGCAATGTGTGCCCAACTCATTATTCTTGGAGAGTCCCAAAAGTTTTGTACCACTTAGGAGCTTATTTTTTAAAATGTGTATGTCATTTTAAAAAATAATTTTTTTGAATGTTATATTTTTCGATATATGGTGTTTAGTTGGAGAAAGCGAGACCACCCATACCAGACTGGATGCGGAGGACGTTGTAGTTCACNGCGAACATGTGCATGGAAGTGGCGCCGTTGGAAGCCTTCTGGGTAACATGAACCTGGGCGTTGTCGATGCGGGAGAAGTTGCAGGTACCGGTGGGCTGATGCTCCTCGGGCTTCAGCGCGAAAGAGTAAGAGTAGATACCGGGCATGGGGCTGCCGGAGTGGTGGTTGAAGGCCTGCACCTGGTTGAAGTACTTACCCTTCTGCGCCTTGAAGCGATCCTGACCGTTGAGGATGAGCTTGAACTCATCGAGGGGACCGACGAGCTCCTCGGTGAAGCCACTGGTACCACCTAAGGAACCCGTACCGACGAGGGGGGTGCCGATGTCGCTGGTGGATACAAATGCATTGGAAACACCGGACGCCAGGAGGTTGGACTCGAGCTTGATGTCACCGGCGGCGCTCGCGGTGGTGAAGTTCCAGAGAGAGTTCCTGGAGGCGGTGTTGGAGAAGCACCAGACGAGCTCCTTGACGGGGTGGTTGTAAGAGAGGCGGACCTGGGAAGACTTACCGGAGGTGACGCTGTCGACACCGGTGTGCTGAACCTGCTCGATGAGGTACTCGTGACCCTTCTGGGCGAAGCGGCGGCGCTCCTCGGTGTCGAGGTAGATGTAGTTGGCCCAGACCTTGAGCTTTTCCTTGTTGAGGTAGGTGGTGAAGTCGGAGGCGAGATCGATGTCGATGCGGACCTCGTGGTACTGGAGGGCGATGAGGGGGAGGTAAAGACCGGGGTTGCGGTTGAAGAAGAAGACGAGAGGAAGGTAGACGGTGTTGCCTGAAGTGGCGGTGGTCATCTTACCCCAGTTGATCTTCTTGGACTCGTCGAGGTACAGCTCGGAGTACATGCGCCACCACTTCTGGTAATGCTTATCGATGCGCTGACCACCGATGGAAAGCTCGACGTTGTTGATGGCACGCTCGGCCACCCAGTTGCAGTCATCGAGGGTGCTCGAGGTGGAGGTGTTGGCGGACAGAGATTCGAGTTCGACGTACATGTCACCGACGAGATCACCGTTGCGAGCGACGGTGACGGAGACGCGACCAGAGTTGGCGGGGGTACCGTTGATGGTCTGTTCGATGTTCTCCATCGCAAAGTTGGTGTGGCGCTTGTATTTCGCCTGGAAGAAGGTCACCTCAGGGTTACCGGTAAGGTAAACATCCTGGGCACCGTAAGCTACGAGTTGCATGAGACCACCGGCCATTTTGAGAGTATTATACTATATACAAAGAAAAAAATTTCCGGTAATTGCGCATTTATAGAGATGAAAAAATATCAGCGAGTAATAAATGACTGACCATCCTGAAGAACTACCCGATGAGGAAGATTCCATCATGTCGGAGGAGGAGGAGGAAGAGGAACCCATGGAAACTGGTATCGACCTAGGTGAACTCATGACATCCCTCATGGCCACGGAGGATGGTGACACTGTGTGTTCAGCGTTGGTGAATATCGCAACCCAACTCCAGACTCAAAATAAAATTCTTATAAAGATACTTAATAAAATGAATACCGCTTAAGGATAAAAAATGTATGTAATGTAAAATGAGACAAACTCACTTCATTGATAAGGATCCTAATATTTATGAAGCACTCACTGAGCTTCAGAAAGAAAATGTCCAGTCAATGAATGAGGAACAGGTACTGAGGTTCATCGAAAACTTTGAATTTCGATGGTACTTACACAATAGTGATGGTATCATTCCATGTATGGATAGAGCTACTAAACTTGGATATAGACAATTTATACATCCTGATTATTTAAATGAAGATGGTATTCCATTCCCTGATAAAATTGACATCATGGCCATAAGAGGTTTCAAGAATAGAATGATAAACTATCTCATTCAATTGAATAGTCATGTACAAATTCACGAAAAAGAATATTCATACAAAGACGACATTACCATTAGTAAGCGAATCAATAATATTATTCTTCAGATTGAAGATGGGTTTGAAAATGTGAGGCGACACCAGATTTCATTCGATCGAGTCATCGCTCCTACGGCATTACCTAGGGTCCCCGTCTATACTGATCCATCCACAATGGATGATGAAGAAATTGAAAAGGCGACGGCATTTCAAAAATGTCTCATCATTACNCTGAAGGAAGCTTATAGGGCCGGGTACAGGCGTTACAANGGTCACTGTTGTGAAGAGATTAAAACTATCGATGGGTATCGAACCAGAGCGTGGAACCCCATATTCACAATTGAAGAATTTGTCTATTCCCTTCCCAAAAAGGAGAGTAATTTCGTCAATTGGAAAAATTTCACGAGTAAGGGTTCAATCTTCAGAGATGTTATAGATAATATATCCAAATGTCAAGATGCACAATTTCCAGAGATTAAAAAAAGACGACACGTGTGGTCATTTAAGAATGGTGTCTTCGTGGGTAAAGAATGGATTCCAGATAGAGGTGTGTACGATTGTCGATTTTATCCATACAAGAGTGACAAATATGCATGTCTCGATCCAAGTATAGTGGCTTGTAAATATTTTGATCAGCAATTTGATGACTTTTCTCATGTAGAAGATTGGACCAAGATTCCGACACCTTATTTCGACTCTGTATTGAAGTATCAAAAATTAGATGATGAAGTGTGTAATTGGGCGTATGTCATGGGAGGTAGACTTTGTTTTGATGTGGGTGAGATGGATGGATGGCAGGTGATTCCATTTTTCAAGGGTATCGCGCGATCTGGTAAATCCACTCTCATCACGAAGGTTTTTAAAAAATTCTATGAAAATGAAGATGTGGGTACACTTTCGAATAACATTGAAAAGAAATTCGGTCTTTCAGCCATTAAAGATGCATTCATGTTTATAGCTCCCGAAGTGAAGGGTGATCTCGCACTCGAGCAAGCCGAGTTTCAGTCTATCGTATCTGGAGAAGATGTATCCGTCGCCGTGAAAAATAAGACGGCTGTTTCGATCGAATGGAAGGTCCCAGGTGTACTGGGTGGTAATGAGGTTCCAAACTGGAAGGATAACTCGGGATCGGTACTCAGGCGTATTCTGCCATGGAACTTTGGTATTCAAGTCAGTGATGCTGATATAAAACTAGATGAGAAACTTCACAACGAACTTCCCATCATTCTCCTCAAGTGTGTGAGGGGTTATCTCGATTATGCGAATAAATATGGTAGTAAGGATATCTGGAATGTAGTACCAAAATACTTTAAGAAAATTCAAAAACAAGTGGCTATGGTGGCGAGTAGTCTCACAAACTTTTTGGAATCCACGAATGTTGTGATGGGTGAGGAGTTATTCGTACCTCAGAAGGACTTCATAGCCAAGTTTAATCAACACTGTAAGGAGAATAACCTGGGTAATCACAAATTTCANCAGGATTTCTACGCTGGTCCGTTTAGTTCTCGTAATATCGAAGTCAGAGTGGAAACAGTAAAATACAAGGGGCGTGTATGCAAGAATCAACCTATTATATATGGTCTGGATGTAGTGAGTGANGATCTCACATTCACTGATGACATATAAAAAAAATATCAANATGTAGTATTATGAACCAAAGGGTGCGTGATTTTGTAAAAAATTCTGGAGTGAGAATTCAATCACCGAATAGTAACAACAACAACAATAATAATTTTGCAAAAGAATTGGAAATGGCTATGGAGGAAATTGAGGTGCCAAATAAACTACAAAAAAACCTCGTAAATAATAATTCGTACAACGATCCATTTGTGAATGAATTCAAGGATATTAACATCAACGCATTTTTAAAAAATGCGGGACTTCTCACTGGTCTTGAGATGAGTAAATTGAACCCTGGTATGTTTAACGCCACTGTAGACTCTGGTTTTGGACAGAAGGAAAATATCGTGGACCTCAAAGAAATACTCAAGAATGCACCTAGACCCAAATCCCCTATAGGTGAAGGTCTTTATATAGACACAAAGGAGATAAAAGGTATTTTTGGGCAGTTTAAAACTGGATTTTCACACACGAAGGAGGCTGGACCCAAAGGTGATATGAATAAAAATTTCTTCACGGTACAAATCATGCTCGTCATCTCAAATGGTGTGGAGAGTAAGGGGGCGACTGTAAATTTTTATCGTAACGGTAAAATTAGATTCTCCGGTGGTTTTGTGGGTACCAACATCAGCAATCAACCCGAACTGATAAGACAATACGTGGTCAAGACTTACACAAAAGGACAACCTTTCTTTTACAATCCATTTACTTACAACAATCTCAGTGGTCAGTTTAGAATTAATGGTGTGTTTAAGGATCTCACGATGATTTCAAAATATGGGAAAAAATATGGTATGACTTCAGTATCATATGAACCCGAGTTGTCTCCATTTCTGTATGCGTATTTTGATAAAAAAAAGTACATCATCACGAAAAGTGGAAACATTCAAATTTCTGGTGCGGAAAATCCATCGGATATGCTCGAGAGTTACACGTTCGGTAAAACATTCGTACAAAAACTAGATGCAGATGGAATGATTAATGTGACTGGAATTTTCGACGGAGGTGTCAAGACAAAGGCTCCACCCCCAAAAAAGAAAAAACCTGTTTCCAAAATTTTAACCAAGTCGTATATGAATGTGCTTCAGATTAATACTAAAAAATGTGAAAAATTAAAAAAGAAAGAACTCGTTAATCTAGCTCGTCAGATGGGTGTGATGAATTTCAGAACTAAAACGAAGGATGGTTCGAGGATGGCTACGAAGGGTGAGATTTGTCAAAGGATTCAAAACACATCCGGTACCAAAAAAGTGACATTTAAAAATGCGAATAAAAATGTACCTCTCGTGGGAAAAGGTAATACCATGAAAGTTGGTAAAAAGTTGTGCAAGGATCTAAAAAAACCCGAAATCATTCGAGTAGCTAAAATCCTTAATATTTCCATAAGCCCCACAGACACCAAAGTTTCTTTGTGTAAAAAGATTGAACAATTTAAAAATAAAGCTGCCACCCTTTCCCCTCCCCCTCCCCCTCCCCCTAAAAAGGTTGTACCCCCTAAAAAAATGAATGTCAAAAAGGGGAATGCCATGATCAAGAGGCGTCTCGATGATAAATCGATTCGTGAAGATATTATAAAACTTTATGGTAATAAGTGGATGAAGCGATATAAACCAAATATCAATCAGGATATTAAAAATATGAAGTCTGCTATAAAACTAATCAACCGTAAAAATAAGTTGAATATACCATTCAAAGGAGATGTGGATTACATAAAGAAAAAGGTGGTAGAACGGTGGAAATTTGAACGCCGTAGGAATCTAGAGAGAAAATATCTTATGAATACCGTCAATATCACTGGTATCGCTTATAACATGAGAAATGAATATCGACGAGCGGCTGTCAATTTCATCATGGATCAAAAGACGAAACCCACAGAAAAGAGAATGAAAGCATTCAGAAACAATTGGCTCAAATTTAAGAATAATGTGAATAACAAGGCGAAGACCCTCGGGGCTAAGGCAAAGGTTGAGAAATTATGAACATGGAAATAATTTAGACACATCTGTAATTTTTTGAAGTATATTCCGAAGGTTATCAATCTTAGATGGATTTACAATTTCAAGTTCAATCTGATAAGATGTTTCATCTTCAGAATCTTTATCCAAATTGTCACCAGTAGAGATGGTCATATCTATACTCAGATTTTTCCTCACAAATGAATGTCTCGTTTTTGTACGCACCCTATCCATATCGTATTCACCTGATGTAGGTATCTCCCTCGATATACAGATTCTAACATCGAGGGGATCCCTCGTGAAGTCCTTCTTGACGACTGTAATTTTTTGAATCATACTTTGTTCGTTAGTGTCATTATTTCGTGTGATTCTGACATTACTCGAATCATTGTAATACACATCGGATACGGACGAGTCCACCCGCTCCCACCCATCGTACTTTTTCAGACCCTTGAGGACCCTTGACCATACATCCTTTCCCACATTGGTGTCGAATAATTTTCCATTGTGTTTTCCAAATCTAAATTCAATTTCAATATCTTCTTCATCTTTGTGTGCATCAATTAAGGGATGAATAACATCGAATAGATCCATATCATTATTGTATCGCACCATTTTCTTAAGTCTTTTAATAATGGAAGGTTTGAATCCACTAAGGTTTCATTTTGAAGAAAANAATAAATGAGCTAGACATTATCTCATGGTCTACAATCTAAAAACTCTTTCATCTGAATATCCTCCTTAATGTTGACTATTGTTCTGTAGAATGTTCTTCTGTTATTTGGGTGACTCTTATCGAATCGTCTTTTGATTGGCTTCCACCACATGGGTTCTTCCCAATTGATGTACTGACATTCTACGATGGCTCCATCCTCGTACCATGGTTCGTTGGTAGATATTTCACTCTCAAAATACAACTTACCTTTTTCCTGTACATACAGTCTCCACCTGTATTCCCCCTTTACGACCCCAGGAACCTCTCGAGTCGGTTCCCACTTCATGAGGAAATCTATGGTATTCTTCTCCCTCGGTTTCCATTTGAACATCGTCTCGTGTGTACCAGTTCTCACCGTTTCATTCACGGGTGTAAACACGAGGCCATCTATTTTTTGCTCCACAGTGGGGAGATACACATCCATAAAATGTGCAAAGTCCTTCATGTGATGAAAAGTTTTACATTTGAGTCTGTGTACATCGGACTTCATGTATATGATGGATTTCATAAAATCTTTNATAGTTGATAACCGTTTATCGAGTGATCTGTCCCATACGGGTACACCCGAAACAATTACGGCATCATACACCATCAAGGTGCCCTCATAGAGTTCACCATCTAAAATGGTACCTTCATATGCCGAATTATTAAGGCGAATTGTAACATCAGTCATTTTAAAATTACGATTTACAAATACACAACGCTTCTGACCCTCGTATGTGAGAGCCACCATCATACATCTTTCTCCATCGGTCTTTTCACATACATAATACTCTCCACTTTTCAAAATTGGGAAATGTCTATACTCAATGGATACGGGTTGAGGACCGGGAAAAAAATTTTTGGTACCCCATTGAGTATGGATATAGGCAGTGACATACTTGTAAAACGCAGTGGACATATTGTGATATAAGGTGAAAACTTTAATTGACTTTTACACCAGAGGCGTTTACGATACTACTCATACATTCATGAGTATAAGTCATCGTCAACTTAGATGCTGTATATGCATAAATACGAACATCCTGTTGTTTGAGTTTGTCGAATAATTTATTGCTTAATTTTTTATCTTTANACTTACTTTGNGATTTAATGACATTTTTTGTATTCATCATCCAGGCTTTTGCACTGGTNCTCGTGACANTATAAATATTTTCTGAAATTTTATTATGAACCTCCGTGTCGAAATGCATTCCCATTTGTTCTATGGGTTCCTTTGAGTCGTTTTGTATCTTCTCTTTGAAGAGAGTCCAATCGACACCCTCTTTTACACCGGGAAAGACGAGACAACCAACATTCTCNTGGGGCTCTACGCATTGCTCAAGACTACCATTGTCGAGACCAACACCAAAATCTATAAAAATAATCCTATCGGTATTCTTCATGTAATTCTGAATCATCTCTGTTTTTTCATAAGGATCATCGTTAACATATACAATATTATTCTGAATTCCTTTTTGTATACACACGATATTCAAGCGAAGAATAGAGTGAAGAGTCTTGATACTACATGCTTTTGTTCTGGTGACGATAATCGTGGTAATCTTCATGTATACATGTCACGATCTTAAACCTTAAGCCTGTCATTCATGCATCCAGAAAATGGTAAATTACCAACGTGTCCTAGCGTCGTATTCACATCGGCATAAATTTTACCCCCCGCCAGTTGCCAACGCCTACAAAACGCATAGTCTTCCGAAAGGTATCGTCGATTATCGGGGTCGATCATACAATCAAAAACGGCATGATATTCATCAAAGTCTCTATTTTGGTGATCATTTTTACACCACAATTCTGGAAACTTTTCTTCGAGTGTCTTGAAAACATTTCGTTTAATCAACATAAACCCAGTGGGGCCATCCAAAATCTCTATGAATCCATTTTCAACCGGTCGACTCTGTGCACCAATATTCACCACCAAACTCGAGGATATCATGGACATGTCTCGTTCGTCACCCTTTTTAATAGCATCCGCAGCCTGTTCCCACATGATAACCTTTTTAGGATAACACGCGACAGATATGTCATGACCAGACTTGATGAGTCTGACCACCGAGACTGGATCAAAATCTATATCGGCATCTATAAACATGAAATATTCACAATCTGTTTTTTGCATAAATCTACCTACGGAAACATTACGGGCTCTATGGACGAGTGATTCATTTTCAGTAGTATCCAATAACAATTGAACACCCTCTTGTATCAATAGAATCTGAAGACGAATTATGCTACTCATATAACGCTCGAGACATAAACCACCATAACACGGAGTTGAGAGGAATAATTTGACCATATAACATTACAAGTCACTTTAACTCTAAGTGTTTTTTAATAATAACTTCAATTTTATTAAGAGTCGGTGCGGACACAGAACATTTTTCACACATTTCCGCCTTTGAAATATTTGGAGACAATACGATGAAAATAATNGCAGATGCTACACTATTAGGTGTTTTACTCATCAATTCTACACAATCTTCTGTGGCGTTACACATTTTAATGCACTGTAATCGCTGCTCCTTCGTCACTTCGAATGAGTTGAGAAGGCGCTGCATGACATCGAATGCCTTCGTCACATAATTCTTTTCCGTCACACCCATGATAGTATCCTTAAATATTTGTGTCGTACGACTAATATCTTTCGATTGAATACCAAACATGTCAGCCACCTCCTTCGTGGTGCGAGGGTGCTTGGCGAGTCTACACGCATATAAGATACAATTTGCTTTGATACCTAGACGAACTGCACCTCTCGTAAGTTTTTCATCATTAAACTTTCTGTAAAGCATTTTGGCATCCTTCAACACCACCTCTGGGAGGGTATGACACGCTTCATCCATATCCTTATAAGCGTGGAAAAGTGAACGATCCTTGTGATTCATGGACATATGAAAGTTGATCCTTGCCATCCGTTTATTTTCATAAGTGGATGATCGTTTAGTAGATATGACAGTTCCCTTCCCCCAATGTTGTGAAAACAGTTCAGGGTTTGTATTGGGATTACCACATCTTGAAGAATCATTCACTTTTCCATCTTCTGAAATACCATTGGTCCATTCAGCTGTGTCGTCCACGAAGTACGAGTCCACGAGTCCACATTCAGAGCATGTGGGGAGACCCTCTTGGGAATAAAGTTTAATTCCTGAGCATTCACGACAAGTGTAAATATTTACTGACTCTTCTTCATCCTTTTTTTGTTGATTAAGTATATTGTCCAGATCGGACCAAATAGTTGCCAGCATTTTATATTTGGTAATGTTTTTAGAAATTCCAATCACACGCGAGCACTTAGGTTATCTATTACTTCTTTGAAATATTTAGCTCCTGGTGTTGTTGGTTCCCATCTTGCCCACTCACTATCCACCTCTCTATGATCAGGTGGTGCTTCGTTTTCACCATCGGAAACAACAAAGTCACTCAAGTCTGAATCAGTTTCAATGATAATGTCGCTATCAGAAGCGTTCGAATCAATTTCACTGTAGTATGCAAACATATTGGTACCGATTGGTTTCATATTCAGGTCTTCGAATGTCGTTCCTGACGGATAGTGTTCCATCACACTTTCATAGGGTGCAGGACAGGTGGTGTCCGTATCAAGTGTATAGACACACGCCGACTTGTATACTAATTCACTTGGGTTGAGATAGTGTATACCCAAAGTTTTTCCTGTATTCATACCAACTACACCGTACATCTCATCCTCCAGCCCATCCTCATTTACTAAAATCTTTACTATATCATTTTGGTTTATTTCAGCGGGTATAATCATGCTTAGAGTTTTGGGACAAAAAAATATCATCGATAATATCACAGATGAAAGTTATAATTTACTCAAAAGAGGGATGCCAATATTGCGATCACACCAAGAATCTATGCGAGTCAGAAGATTTGGAGTATGAAAGCGTGATGGTCGATAAAGAAGAACTCAAAAAAATATGTGGTCAATCAGTTTCGACATATCCACAGATTTTTGTTAACGATCGTCACATTGGAACCTATTTTGATTTTCAAGATTTCATAGAGAATGAATATGAACCGATCACCACCCCTACCCTCAATCGATTTACAGTTTTTCCGTTAAAGTATCCTCATCTGTGGGAACTGTACAAAAAGGCTCAAATGTCCAACTGGACCGCTGAAGAGGTTGACCTCTCCAGTGACATGGACGACTGGAAATCTCTCAATGATAATGAGAAAAAATTCATAAAATATATTTTGGCATTCTTTGCCGGATCAGATGGCATCGTTTTTGAAAACATAAATAATAATTTTGCTGATGAGGTTCAGATTTCAGAAGCTCGGTCGTTTTATGCGTATCAAGCACATAATGAGATGATTCATGGAGAGACGTACTCTAAATTGATTGACAAGTACATCAAGGATTCGTCTGAAAAAAGGCATCTTTTTGAAGCTATTCAGACTGTCCCCTGTATAGAGCGTAAAGCGAAATGGGCCCTCAAATGGTTCGACACGAAATCTTGTACTTTCGCGGAACGTCTATTCGCGTTTGCATGTGTAGAGGGTATCTTTTTCTCCGGAAGTTTTTGTGCCATCTTCTGGCTCAAAAAGAGGGGGCTCATGCCAGGGTTATGTTTCAGTAACGAACTCATATCGAGGGATGAGGGTCTTCACCAAGAGTTTGCTCTCGAACTCTTCAAATTACTGAGGAATACACCATCTGTTGAAGTCTTACATTCGATAGTCAAGGAGGCTGTTGAAATAGAGAAGGCTTTTATCCTAGATGCCCTCCCATGTAATCTGATTGGTATGAATTCTGAGAAAATGTCCGAATATATCCAATATGTTTCAGATCGCCTACTCAAACAAATTGGTAAACCGGTGATTTGGGGTTCTAAGAATCCATTCGATTTCATGGAAAATATCAGTCTGGATGGAAAAACCAACTTTTTCGAAAAACGAGTCGGTGACTATGGAAAGTTAGATGATGACACAGATGTCATAGGATTTAATGAAGAATTTTAAAACTGAGTGCCGTCAGATTGAAGAGACATCGGCTCTAGATGTTTACCAGTGTCAATCAGATCAATTCGGGGTTCTTTAAATTCGGGTTCGGGATCAGGAGCTTCAACCATGGGGGGTGGAGGTGGCTTTACGACCATCTTGGTTCCTTTTTTGGAACCACACCCACAACCACTCTTGACGACCCCCTCCTTCTTTATGTTCATCATACCCCACACGATCAATGTGAAAACTATTCCATGNACGACCAGACCCAAAGTCGAGGGGCACCCAGTGGGGGTAGCTATCCTGGGTCCGAGTACACGTCGCACGAGACGAAATGTCTCTGGATTTGCGACTATGAAAAATGTCAGACCGGATATCACGGAGATGATGAACTTATTTTCCTGCTTTTTACCATTACAGCCACATCCACAATCTTTAAATAGTTGCATGATTATTTTATAGTATACTCACAAAAAAATTTACTTAAAGTAATCATTCATAGTATATACATAACAAAGAAACAATGTCTCTCACTATCCAACGCTCCTCCGAATTCTCTGCCGAATCCGTGCAGTTCTCGAAACTTCGTAAAAATAAGAATGGCGGAAAAGCCGTCTACCTCAACTCGAGTGACAACAAGAAACTCTACATTCAATTCCCATTCCTGCGCTCACCCTATGGCCTGAGTGCGTTTACCGATGAAACCACTGGACGCACATCATATTCTCTCGATCTCTCATTCGATCCCGATAATCAAGAAGCAATGGAACTCCATGAAACATTCAAGAAGCTCGATGATATCATCGTGAACACAGTGTCTCAAAACTCTAAGGAATGGCTCGGTAAAGAGTTTAATGTGGCTGTTCTCAGAGAAGCTCTCTACAAGCCCATCGTTCGCCCTGGTAAGGATCAATATCCATCGACCATTAAATTGAAGGTACTCACCAAGAGTGATGGTTCTTTTGTTCCAGAGGCTTATTCGATGCAGAAGAAACAGGTTGAACTCGACTCGATCGAAAAGGGTAGAAAGTGTATGGCCATCGTTGACATCAATCAGATTTGGTTTATCGATAATAAATTTGGTGTCACTATCAGATTGCAGCAGGTACTCGTCGAGGATTCTGCGAAGCTACCATCATTTGCTTTTCAAGGTGTAGATACTTCCAATGAAGATGAGGATGAGGATGAAATTGAAGTCGAAGTTGATGAGAATTAAAAAAAATTGTAACTAGGTTATTATAAAACACTAACCAATCATACACGAATATTTGGTCCCGGTATGGTTGATTTGTTTACTTAGAAATTTAGAAAAAAATATAGGTTTTTAATAAGTATGATTGCGAATGAATTAAAAAAACTTTTAAAAGGTGCCAAGGGGTGCGATCCAAAGTCAGAATTGTATGCACCCAGAATAGATAATCTGAAAAATATTAAAAAGGGGCGACTTTTTAAAATTGGTGCGGGTGGGTACGGTGTAGTATATTTTGGGTGTATAGATGATGCATGTCAAAAGAAAGTCGCGATAAAATTTACATCTGACCCAAGTGCTAAAATGGAATACACCATCGCAAAAAAACTCGAAGGTATGGGGGTTCCTGTTATGTACCACTATAAGACGTGTGATAATAGAGACGTGTTATACTCGGAGTACATAGATGGTGTACCATTCGAACAGTGGATGAAGAGTAATCCAGGTATATCCGAATATAAATCCGTCATTAGACAGATTGTCACAAATCTCTATAATATTCATAAAAAATTTCCAAATTTTAGACATCATGATTTACATTGGAATAATATCATAGTCACGAAAAATGGTAAAGTTGTCATGATCGATTTTGGATTTGCGGTGATGAAGGGTATAAAAAATCCACGAGTAAATGCCGGTAAACTCACCGTTTCTGGAATTTCACGTGCGTCTCATCCAATGTATGATTTACAATATATACTATACATTATTCACAGATATTCACATTCGAATATAATTAAAAACTTTATATGGAGTTTGTTTAAATATCCGAATGACTATCTTTATCCATATACCGACTATGTTTCTTCTGGGCGACTCAAACTGGTAAAACATAAAGAGTTACCTACATTCGAAGATGTACTTAATCATCCGTTCTTATCCGAAAAGAAAAAACATAATGTATTGAAATCAATTTTAAGTCACGCGGAAAAAACTAAACCAGTTCCATTTAAACCTATTCTTAAAAAACAATTGGGATCTAAAGAAGCACTCGAAAAAGCTAAACAAATTCTCGCGAAGAATAAACCTATTATTAAAAAGCCNANNCCCAANCCCAANCCCAGGCCCAAGCCCAAGTCTAACAGTCCCAGATCCAAGAACAACGTCCCCTTAGCCAAGCTGGTACCCAAGCCCAAGTCTAACAGTCCCAGATCCAAGAACGACGTCCCCTTAGCCAAGTTGGTGCCCAAGCCCAAGCCCAAGTCCAAGCCCAAGCCCAAGCCCAAGCCCAAGTCTAACAGTCCCAGATCCAAGAACAACGTCCCCTTAGCCAAGCTGGTACCCAA